ATTGTATAAATCGACCAAATAGTTAGGATAATCATTCTTTTTCCCGAACTCAATATAACCTTCTCCTTCGCCTTTCTTCTCTCGGTATTCGGGTTGCCTTGCTTCCGCAAAGGTCAGGACCATTAATTGATTGCTCATATATCTCTTACTTTGTAAGTGTTTGTTTGGTTGCTATAAGTTGTAAAACTGAATTGACTTGTGTCATTTAATGTCGCTTGTCCACTTTCGACCATTGAAGTAGCATTTGCTGGTATTAAATTAGAAGTAGAAACTTGCTCATAAATCTGATAAGACCATTCGCCTGGTAACTTTCCCGTAAAATAAGAATTTACGGTAATATTAAAAGCATTAAATCTTTCTTGGTATGTTGATAAATCGGCACTATTTAAAATTACAAAAGCAACCGTTTCATTTGTATTCCGTGACTTAAAATAAAATAACCAATTAGGCGAAGTAAGAGTTGCCTTCTCGCTTAATGTTAAAATTATCTTATTGACTTGACCTTTGATTAAATGTATCATCAAATATAAATAGCATTAACAAAATTGTTTATATAAAAAAAGGGGAAGCATCTGCTCCCCCCTTACCCGTCAACCAAACGACTATCTTAAGCGCCTGGAGTAGTCAATGCGGTATAAACGCCTGAAGCTACCGTAGGTGCTAATTCTTTCTCTTGTGCGGAGAAAGTCAAAGTATAACCTGAACGGTCTCCTTGAGCAGTTCCAGTTGCACCGTTTCCACCAGTGATGTTAATGCCGTTTAAACGACCTAACAACCAAGTGTTATCATTATTGTCTTTTACAACACATAACAACGTATTTTGAGCCAACAAAAGAATTTCGTTTCTTGTTGACACTTGTAATTTATTCAATACTATCGATAATTCTTGAGCATAGAAAACCGTACCATTTTGGACATTAGCATTAATGTTTTCAGTCAAAGAAGCAGTACCAGGTACTAACTCATATTTCCAAAATCTTTTACCAGCTACTTTAGTTAATGCTGAAACCGAACCCGAAGCAACGGTAATTGCACTAATATTTCCTTTTTCGATAAAATACACTTCTGTTATTCCACCTAATGAATCACGACAATCTAAAGAATATCCTTGAGTTAAAGCACACGGCATAATTTTATTTCTTTAAAGTGTTAAAAATTCGGGCAGTCACAACCAAGCAATCTGCCCGAACTTATTTGTAAGATTATTAAGCTAAGATGAAATCAACCATCTCATCAGGGAATGCAAATTGCACACCGAACTTAAATGCTGCCATGAACTTAATGTTCATTGCATATGGGTCATGCAACAATTCGAATTGCTCCTCCTCGTTTAACAAGTCAGTACCGATGAACAAGTTAGAAACACGACTAGCGTATATCTTAGAAGTTCCGTTCAATCCTTGAACTGCGATAACCTTAATAGTTGTTCCTGGCAAAGTTAATTCTCCAGTTGCAGCACCATCAAAAGTGTAAGCAAACAAGTTAGCATTTTTCAATGCGATTGTGTAAGTACGGAAAACATCGTTTCCAACAAAGATAGCAACGTCATCCTTATCAACGATTTGTGCAGGGATAGCCTTATAAACTGAATCCAAAACTGCAATTACGTTACCAGTAGTAATACCAGCAGAAGCAGCCAAAGGAGTTCCGTAGTATCCTGATGCGTTAGCATGAACAACTGAAGCAGAAGCAGCAGCAACTAATTTCACGAAACCATCAAACTTATTCAAGTTACCATTTGCTGAAGCAGAATCTCCTTGCCAAATAGCAGTCTCTAATTGAGAAGCAATTTTAGCAGATTTTCTTGAAGTATAATCAGCAGCAAAAGCGATTGAATCGTAGTTACTTCCAGCTGATAATGCTTTTTGTAAATACTTAGACTCTAATCCTTTTGGACATAATGCCTCTTGTACTTTAATTTTACCAACCGTTACACTACGCTGAGTGAAAGTAGTTGTACCTGATGCGTTGAAACCGCAATCGCTATCGTCCTGAAAGAAAGCATCAGTATCCATGATACCAATTTTCTCAGAAGATTTTACTCCAACTAAAACGTTTCCTTGAGACTTAATCAAAGAAGCAGTTTTTGAGCCAAGAACTGAAGACGTTACTAATAATGCTTCGTTTTCTTTGGCGTAATCCGTTAATGAACTTACAACAAATGCCATAATTTTTCTTTTTTAAAATTTTTAATTTAAAGTTTTTACTCTTTCCAAGAATCGCTCTATCTTGTCAGCCTTTGGCTCAACGATTCTAAAGTTATTTTTTGGGTTTTGAATTGGGTCAGCAACTGGAGTCTTTGAAAATCCTTCCAATACGCTTAACATTTCGCTAAATCCTTGATTAAACTTGCTCTCTAATTCTCCTAACTTGTTTTTCAATGCCTCATTCTCGGCTTGCAAGTAAGAAATAGTTGAGTTCATTTCATCAAATTGAGAATCTGCTTCCATTTCCATAGGAGCTTCTTCTTCAGATGGTGCTTCAGCCTGAGGAGTTTCAATTCCTTCAACCTTTCCACCAACGACAGAAATCATAGTTCCATCAGCTAATTCATACTCGCCATCGGGAGCAGAAACTGAGTTACCTGATTCATCAACAAGCATAGCATCTCCACCAATCTCCAAAGCCGATAAGTCAATCTTACTACCATCTTTAAGGTCGTAAGTTTCGAATACCAATTGAGTAGCTGGCTCTGATGCAATTTCTTCAGTTTGCTCAACGGTATTATCCGCTAACAAAACTTTAATTTTTTCAATTGCTTCTGAAACGTTCATAAATTGTTTTTACTATTGTTTGATTATAAATACTGATACTAAAATACTTTATCCTTTAAACTTGTTCTAAAATCGAACATATCTCCGACCATAATGATTCCTCAACGCTCATCGGTTGCTTTTCTTTCTTATAATTAAATATGCCCTCAACACTAAATCCTTTAAACTCGCCCGATTTAATCTTATTCCAAACGGATTCATTTTCAACTTTAAAGCTACCAAACCAAGAGCCTTCAGGTGCATCCTCAAATCCTTTCATTGCCATCACTCCTCTTGAAGAATCGACAATAAACGATTCATACATCGTTACTCCTTCGACTGCCAAAGCCTCATCGTGCATCAAGTTTACATTTGACTGATAACCTTTCTTAAAGAACTTTTGTGCTATCTTCTCAATTGTATCTTTTGTAAACGTAACGTAATACTCGCCATTTTGGTCGTTACGATAAATGGGAGTTTCAGCCAACATCAAAGGACCTGAAACAATTCTTCTATCCTCTGATTGAATAACAAACTTAGCCTTGTCTTCTTTAAACTTTAGAAAATCTCTTTCGATTGCTGGTCTATCTACCAAAGCAACGAAGTCAACCTCGACATCATCGTTTAAATCTTCGCTTATTTCTAATTGATAAATTGGTAATTTCATATTATTTGTTTTTATATTCTTGCAGAGTTTTCAATTCTTCTTATTCTCTTTTGGCTTCCCGTAATATCTGACTCAACTACGTAGGCTCTTGCTGCAACGTTTCCAATTGCATTTAAAGAAGTTTGGTCCAAAGCCGTTGGAGCATTAGGAGTAAAACTTGGAGGTACTGGCGCTGCCGATAACCTTGCTCCGCCTCCGCCTCCACTTGAATCAGTTACTCCAGGCATACTTGGTAATGGAGTATTAATAATTGAATTTACACTTAATAAACCTTGTGCAATTGTCGCTGCCGCTGCAATAAAACTAAATGGCGGAGGCAGAGTAGATAATGCCTGAGTTGCTCCAACATAAGTGTTAATCGTTGCATCCGCTATACCTAATGCTTTTCCAGCAACCGTACCTTCGCCAGCTAATTGCATTCCAGTACGAAGAGCATTGCTAATAATACCTAATTTTTGTTCTTGAGTTATTTGAGCAATCTTTACTTCGGCATCAGCACTTGCTTTAATCGACCTATCCATCGCAGAAGTTACTAATGCTACGGTCTTAGGCTTATTGTTTTGAATTACATCAAAGACATTCTTAACATCTTTTAATTGTTTTACTTCAGACTTGGTAGATTCTCTTTTAATCTTATCAATTTCTTCAGCCGACTTTCTTGTTAATTCTGCTTTTAATCTTTCGTTATCAGCAAATAAAGTTAAATCAGCTTCTAATTGTTGTCTTACTTTTAATATCTTTTTTTGCTCATCCGTTAAGTTAGCCTCCGCAAGTTCTTCTAATCTTTTAATTCTTGCATTCTCATTCTCAATCTCTTTGTCAATCTTTTCGTTTTGATTTTTAAGATATTCATCATCGCCTTTCTTTTGAGTAGCTAAAACGGACTTTTTATAATTGCCTTCAATGACAACTAAATCATTTTTTGCATTAGCTAATTGCTTTGTTTCTTCTTCACTTAATTTTATGCCGTTACGTTTCTTTGCCTCAAGTACATTAATATCTTCTTTGGCTATTTGCTTACGTTTCTCAGATAAATCTTTCTCAGATGCGCCTTGTGATTCAAGAACTTTTAATTCTCTTTCATATTGCTCTTTACGACCTTTGGAATTTTTAGCATATAGTTCAAGCGCCCTATCGGTTTGTGAAGTAATGCCTACAAAATCAGTCACTTTTGTAACTATTGCGCCAATGGCATCACCTACAAGAGCTAAGCCTGGAACTAATTTTAAAACTGCTTCCTTAACTTTATCAAAGTTGGCAATCAATAAACCTAATCCAATTGCCAAAGCACCAATTCCAGTAGCAACGATAGCGCCTCTTAAAGTAGTGAATGCAGTTATTACCCTATCCCTTAATACACTAGCTAAGTTTTTAAATCCTTGAACTGAATCTAAAACCGTATTTAATCCTTCAGAAAAAGCTAAAGCAGATTGTACTTTAAGTAATTGCTTTTGAACATTTTCCGATTCAACTCCAAATAAACCTAAAGCACCTTGCGCTCCAGCAAATGCTCCAGCAACCCCCTGAATAGATTGAGAAAATGCTTTAAATTTTGCATCAGGATTAAATGCCTCAATAGTTGATTTTGCATCAGCAATACGGTCTTTTAACTCGGCTGCTCTTTTGGCTGCATTTGCTATTTCTTTAGCAGAAGCTCCAGCAGTATTTTGTAAACGAATTAATTCTTGGGTAGACTCTCTTAATTGAGTACGTAAACTTCTTGTGTCCGCTACTAAATCAATACCAACCTTTGCGTTTTCAGCCATCTCTTAATTTTAATAAAATAATTCAATTACTCTTAACAATTCACATTTGGTTGTTTGGGGAATGCTCGGATTAAAATCAAGTACTTTGTTTAATCTCCACAAAGCGCCATCGATATAAATCAATTGAGAAAAATCAAGTGAATAAATATCTTGTACGGTTAAGTATAAATAGCAACTTAGAAGCTTACTATCTTTGTTTATTATTTCAGCTAAATATTCGTCCCACCACGAATTAAATAAATTAGCCGTTGGATATGGATTTAATAAAGTAAAATAAAATTCATTAGGAACTCCAAAATTAATGTCAAGAGTTGGAATTTCAGGGTCATCTAAATGCCCAGCATATCCGTAACTTTCAACATCAACTAATAAATTACCACCTGGAGCACTTCCTATTCCATTATAGTAATCTTTAATTTTATATTTATTTGTACTTACATCAGGTAAGTCTATGTTTTTAAAGAACATAATACGAATATTGTTGTCTTTACGTTCTTCAGTGCCACTGCTTTCTTTAAATAAATTAGCCCTTAATTTTACATCCGAAGCAGTATTAGTTAATACACTTGGACTAAATATTACTTTTACTTCTGTTCTATCCTCAGCAAATTGATAGCCAGTATCCTCTTTTCTATCGCCATAAGATTCATTATATTTCTTATTATATGCCTCGTTATAATAATCATCATCCTCAGTATAAAAGTAATCGTAATACCGAGCATTTAATTCTGACATCGGCTTAATAGAAATCTCTTTTGAATAATCTACTTTATTAGACCAATCAATTGATTCAGCTACTGGGTCAGATAACAAAAGTAAACCCGTTGCATCGCCAGGCTCTCCGTGCAATAACAATTCGCCAACATCGTTTATCTTTAAAAACCCAGCGCCTTTACGATAAAATTCTATGTATGGTTCTATTAATAAATGAGTTGTTTTTTGTGGGTCTTCATAAACGTATAAATTAAACATTCTACAAATCGATGTAAAAAAATCTTTTTGCTGAATCCCCTTAGGTAAACAATTACCAATTGAAATATAATCGCCTTCTTCTGCTAATGCAACTTGTGGATAATCAGCTACAAATTCAAATGATAAATTAGGGTCTAAAGTTACATATTGTTCAGAAGCGCTAAAACCTGCAAAAACATTTATGTCATCTCCATTATCTAAGGAAGTTGATATAACCCAATCAATGTCAAAATTTTGATAATCGTTGTAAGATGTAAATGCTTCAACATATAATTCAGTTGCATTTTGATAAACATAAACACTGAAAGTACCTGGTCTTGATAATGATATCGTACCGAAAAGTCTTAATTTTCCAAGAGTTCCATTTGTGCCAGCATAAGTAAAAGTTTGATTATCAACATCTTTTGTAAATAATACTAAGTTTACTATGTTTAGAAACCTAAGTGTTTCTCCAGCAGAAGTACTTGCTCCAGCATCAATTGAATAATTACCCGAAACTAACAATAAATTGCTTGCTAATTTCTCAAGATTTGCCTTGTTATTTGGAATGATTAAACTTCTAAAATAAGGCGTGTCAAAAAAGGCAGAAGTATACGTGTAACCTGAAAAATCAATTATCTTATCGATTAATTCATGTACAAAAAATGCTGGTCTAAAAGCATTTAAATGCCAATCTTTGCCACTTCCATTTTCAGGATGTTTACATAATCCGTAATCAATTAAAGGGTAAACTATTCCTAATCCACTTGCCACACCTGAAGTGGTCCAAGAATCAACAACATTTTCAGCAGTCCAATATTCTTCGTATGAATTAGTAAAATGACCAATGATATCAGAGTCATTTAATAACTTGTTTCCAATTGCGGAGGCAAAGCCACCTAATTCACCAAATACTGCGCATTGATATTCTATTACTCCGTTCTGAATTGTTATCTCCAAAAGGCGAAGAACTCCCTTAAAAACTTGTATCTTATTGACAAATATCTGACAATTTGCTTGCTTGGTCGGGTCAAAATTATAGCCAACATTTGGTTCATTAGGGTTACTAAAACCGTAATTATTACCGCTGGTAAAATTATAAATATGACCAAACACTTTATTATTGTTTGCGTTACCAGGTACGTTAATCGTTTTTGAATAGTTCGTATTCCTCGAAGAAAAGTCTTTAATGTCATCTATTGCGTAGTTTAATTCTGCTCCTAAATCCTCGAATAAATCGAGTCGTTGTTGTTCAACTATTATTTCAGTTATCATTATCTAAATTGGCTATATTGTTTTTGACCTAAATCAAATTGAAGTTGATAGTTAAATAATTTATCTGAAGTACTTACTTTCTCTTGGTAATTTGTATCCTTCATTACAATTGGATAATAATCACTTGTACCTCCATTAATGATTTGCAAATAAACCTCGTTAGATGCAAGCAATTCAGAGCCAAGAGCATAATCTATTGCTGACACATAATCACTCGTTACAAGGTAACTCCAATCGGTTTGAGTTGATAATGCTTGCACACCACCATAGTGAACACCCGAACTATTCTTATGGGTCATTGTCGCAGCGCTCCTTTGATATTCAGCAGTCTGATAAGTCGTTCTTTTAAAATTCTTTTGTTGGCGATTAAGTAAGCGAAAAGCATAAGTGTCATAACCTCCGAATTGATTTTGAAATATTAAATTGATAGGCGTAAATCTTGGCGCGCATACTTGCTTAATTGTTATCGTATCTGAGCCAATCGTTACCTTGTAGCCATAGGTTGCACTTGTAATAAACGAACTACCTAAATAAGTATTTATTGCCGTAGGACTTAAATCTAAAAGTAATGATGAAAGACTTGATAACGTTCCTCCAGTTGAAGAACTTCCGCTATTACTGCCATCCTCATTTATCTTTTGAACCGTTGCAGTTACTGCTGATAAGTTAGCATTGAAATAAGTAATAAATAACTTCTCCCCGCTAATTACTTCGCCAGCCGTTCTATCTCTTGTCGTTAAGAACTTATTTGCATAAGTAGATATTGAAACTCTAAATGGATTCAAAGAATAATTCCACCCTTTTGAACTTGCTGAATCTTGATTCATTATAGGCTCTTGACCTAACCATTCTTCTCCAAAAATTAACGTGTAGTCCACGAATAAGAATGAGCCAGCATACTGTAAGACTGAACTTCCTGATGGGTTAAAACCGCTTCCAAGATAGTTTCTGACAATGGGAGCGACATCAAGTACACCATAGTTTCCTGAGTCGGGATAATTTTTAAGTGTGGCAACGGTTGCGCCACCAATTTGTAAATCAAATACATATTTGAAGGATGATTCTGATACATTTCCTGAAGTTGCTATATGCCATAAACTATCATGAGCCGATGAGTAAGATGGTGGAACGTATACGCTTGTTGCCATTATTTCTTAAATGTTTGTGTTATTGTTAATGCTATATCTTGCCCTAATGCTTGCGCTAATTTTGCTTGAAAATCTTGTCCAAATGCTTTGTCTAAATTATCATCAAAAAACCCTACTCTGCCTATCCCTTTTTTCTTAATATTCTTAGCCGTATTAGTTGCTAATTGCCTTAATTTAATTTTAGGGTCAGCCACATTAGAAATCGTTTTTCTTTTTATTTGCAATGGAGTTAATCCTTTTCTTTGGTCTTCTCTTCTAATATAATTTTTATGCCTTAAATACCATTGAAGAATTGCCTCAACCATATTTTTAGAAACGCTTAACGTTCTAAATTTATAAGGCGAATTTGGTTGACCGCTCTTTAATCCTTTTACCCCTTTGTTTTGGAAATCATAATATTCAGATGCTGGGTTTGATTTATCATAACCAATTGTCAACGAATATTTATTCCCTGATTTTTCAGTAAATGAAAAGCCAATATCACTTAAATTTCCTAAATCAACTTTCTTTTTTGCATTTATTCTTTGTTTGGCTAATCCTATAAATTTTTCAGCAGCCTCTTTCATTACTTTTTCAACTGCATTTAATTGCAATTGACCTTGCCTACCTATTCCCCCTACATCAAAATTTTCCCCTAATGCTTTTTGTGCCTCAAGAATGCTTGCCATATATTTGTTTCATTTGCTCTCTATCAAAACTATTCTTTGCCTTGATATAACTTAAATCGTTTAATGCTTGAATCGTTGGCAACTCAAAAGCATCTGCTAAATTTATTCTTTCGTGTTCGGCAATGATGGTAGCTTGGTAAATCCATCCATAACGTTGCATAAAGCCATTATCGTTACTTCTGCTTCTAATTTCTCCATCCCGCTCTTCATCAACTCCTCTTTCAAATAATCCTTTAAACTCGTTATCGATTCGCTGAATACTTGACAAAAAAAAACCACACTTCCATAAACCGATTCAAAGCTACCAGATAATAAATCTTCGGCATATTCCTCGTGCTTGCTTGCATCGTACTTAGCAACCTTCCAACCTCGCCAGGTCAACTTCATAGGCATAACCATCGAAGCAGCAATCTTATGCAAGTTGTTTATAATGTCATCCCCAAAAAACTTAGTTTCTAAGTATCTTGAATACGGAATGTTTCTAATATCATAAACGCACCTATAACGCTTCTTACCAACCTTAATATAATCGCTTGGCTTTGGAGTTGGCGCTGACTCGGTAATAAATGTAATTTCTTTTAACTGCTCATTTAATTCCTTAATACTTAAAGAATCAATTTGTGCTTCGGTTTGATATGTTAAAATCTCTAATGACTTTACTGCAATATCTAACTCAGTTAAACCTTCTCTTTTTGAAAGTAGGTTTTGAATTTGTTGCCATTGCCATACCGTGACATCTTTCCAGTTCATATTTATAAATAGCTAATTAAACAAAGTTGTATCTGCCCGTCCCTGACTTAAAATCAAACTTGCGCCAAGCTAATGCTAATGCGCATACGCAGTCATCCGTAAATCCCGTTGGCGCTGAATACTTTACTCCGTGTGATGTATATTGATATTCAAAAACTTCTAATTCATTTTTAATCATTCCCTCAGGATAATGTACTCGCTCCTGATGTATTGCCACTTGTAGACCAAGCATTAATTCTTGCTTACTTTGACTTGTAAATTTAAAGCCTTCAATGTCCATGCCTTCCCGTTGTAATTGTTCGACTATTGGGTCGCCTACTCCAGTGCTATCAATTAACATCGGTGCTTTTGGTAAATTGCGGATTATGTTCTGAGTGCTTGCCCAATCCTTTTGAAATCGGTCATAATAAGCCACATTGCCACTATTATCTAAACCGATTATAACGGTCCAATCTGAATACTTTGCCAAATCGACTCCGTAACATTTAACAATATTGGTAGATAAGTCCGATGTACACTTACGAATTGCTTCGCTTCCAAATGGATTCGCAGCGTTCTCCGCTGGGTTAGCCATGTACTCTTGCTCGAATACTACGGGAATAGCTGATTGCTTAATTGAATCGACCTCAGAACTTGCAATATAAGGATTGTCGTATGTCGAATATTTAAACGATTCCCATTCTCCGTTTGCTTCTAATCCTTTTAAATACAAAGAATAAAAATAATTCTTACCTCTCGGAGTCGATAGGAATAGCGCCTTGCCTTTATAATCGGTTAAGGTAGGTCTTATAGCATTATTCCATCCATTCTCTAAATTTGGAATGTAAGATGCTTCGTCAATAATAACGTAATGGAATCTTAAACCACGAAGATTATCTAATCGCTCTCCAGTAAAGAATCGAATGACTCCACCCGTAGCCAATTTAAAAGTCAAATCTGATATGTTAGAAGTTGCTACTTCAGGCGGAAGTATTAAAGCAATATCATCAAAAAAGACTTTGGCTAATTTGTAAGTCGGAGTTATGTATGCAACTGACTTGCCTTGTAATGCCTCCACGCAAGTGATGACCTGGCTAATCAATGACTTGCCAAATCTTCGCCCGCACATAAGCACTCTAAACCTCGCCTTGCTCTGTAATACTTTCTTCTGCGCCTCGTGTGGAGTCGGTAGGATAATCTCCATTGGCAAATTTTATAGTTATTTCAGTATCTTGTTTTATATCAGCCGATTCTTTTGGCTTTCCAAATACTCTACTTAATAAAGTTTCTATTGAATACAAAGAGCCATTCTTTAAAGACTTATTCATTGCTCCAGCAATTGTCTTTTCTAATATTGAACTTTCAGGATTATCAAATATTTCTTTTAGTTGCTCGATGTTCATAGCAAGCATTTTTTTTATTGTTATTCCTATCTCAGTATTATTGTATCCAGCCTCTTTTAAAAGAGTAACGTATTTTTTTGGTCGACCATTTGGATTTCCTGATTGACCTTTCTTAAAGTTTACTAAATTTTGTGGGTTTGCCATATTATTTTAATTCAAATGATGCTATTAATCTTTGTTTTGACAAATCAGCTATTCTTTTTTCTAATGCTCCAGTATGTGGAGTATTTCTACCAAATTGTTTACATCTCCAATTTATATTTTTCTTTAATGCAAACACTAAACTTGGAGCAGATGTTACAATTGTAAATCTTTGTTTTTCTAATTTATATAATTTACCTATTTCATTTAAAAATTTAATTCCAAATCCAGCTCCTTGATAATCAGGTAAAATGACTAAACGATGTACCTTTTTAATATTTTTTGCTATTGGATGAGGAAAATGTAAAACTGACAAAAACCCTGCAATTTCATTATTAATTAAAGCAATAAATACATTTGCAGTATTATTATGAGTATGACTTAAATAATGGTGTTTAGCAAACATTTTCCAGATTGTCTTATCTCCATATTTGAATATTTCAAATTTAATTTCTGGTCTATTTTTTTTTTGCCCTTCAAGTGATTGAAAGGTCATCGTATCGGTATTAAAAATCCAATCAGGAATTAGCCAATCCTGAACATCAAAATGGCAAGTTACTGCAATAAATTGTTTATCACTTTTTCTAATTGCTTTTTGCATTGCAAAACTACCTATTTGTGCGACTTGTCTATCTACAACTGAAGTAAATTCATCAAACACAAATAGTTTATTCTCTTCTAATATTGCTCTTGCTAAATCAACTCTCATTTTTTGTCCATTAGATAAAACCGAATAAGGTTTTAACCAAGATGGAGGAGAAGAAAATCCAACCGCATTAAATGTAGATGTTATTTGTTCTAAAGAGCATTCTTTAGGCATATCATCTAATATTGTTTCTGCATTATATTCAAAATTAGTAAGATAAGCATCCGGAAATAATTGTTTTGCTATCGTTGTTTTACCGGTACCCGATTTACCAACTATCAATCCAATTTTCCAATCAAAATCTATATTTAATTCTCCTTTAAAATTTTCAATCACATTTTCTGATTGCAAATCAAATTTTCCAATTATCGAAGCAACTCTAAATGTTTTCTTAGGATTAACCTGTTTTACAATGTCAAAAGTCTGCATTCGTATCCTTGTTCTATTAATTTGTTATAAGTATTTTCTTGTGATTCTTCATCAATGCAAATTACTTCAATTCTAAATTGAGATTGAATTTTATCTGATAAATCTTTTTCATCAGTACTTCCTAAATCATCAACATCAAATACGGGTACATCTAAACCCCATTCAACCAAGTCCTCAGCATCCCATTCGTTAGCAAGCATATCCCAATCCCATTCTCCATATCCAACATTGTCCTTAATTATAAATGCTTTCTGTTGGTCCTCATTTAAATCACTTGCCTTTATTACTGGCACTTCTTTAAGTCCAGCTTTCTTGCAAGCCTTTAGCCTCATATTTCCACCAAGTACAATCATATCATCATTAACGACAATAGGTCTCAAAGTTAGCATCTGAGGAAACTCCTTAATCGATGCTACTAACTTTTTAAATTTGTCATCCTTGATAATTCTTGGATTGTTTGGGTTCGACTTAATGTCGGTCAATTTGGTTGTTGTTATATTCATTTTCTAAATAGTAATGACCACTCGGTCGGTATTATTAATTTCTTATCTAATTCAAATCCAAATTCTGAGAATAACTTAATCCATTCTTGTTCGGATTTAATGTTAATATGCCCCCACCATTTATCAAATTCATCCGTTGTCCTATAAGGAGTCGATGAAAAATAAAAGTATTGGCATTCAATATTGCTTAAATAATCTCTTATTTGCTCATTGGTTAAATGCTCGAAGACTTCAATGCTGACAATCATTTGGCAATGGTTAGGATAATTGCCTAAGTCATTTAAAACGATGCCTCTTGAATAAGCAAAATCCCTATGATACTTATTCGGCTCAATGCCATAATAATCGCAACCTTTATGAATCAAGCATTCGCCTAATGTTCCCATCCCAGCGCCTATCTCAATTATATTTCTTGAATAATTCTTTATAATATTAGCAACTCCGTTCATTAAATTAAAATAGTCAGGATTCTCGGGAGTAACTCCGATGCTTAATTCATAATCAAAAAATTCCTTGTCAGTTGCGGTCAAAATTTAATTGCTTTGGTATCCGTATTAATCTTAATTAAATCAATCTCCGTTTGGTTATTATCGTAATGAGTGCCAATTCCTAATCGCTTAATTAGCATCCATTTGTATTGACCATTAGTAAAGAATACTTGTGACTTCGGTATCCTTAATCGTTCAGCCATACGATAAACCTCAGATGAATTATATTCGTTTCTTCGAGTTATAATATAAACTTGTTTACCTTGCAAGATATTCCTTTTCGCAATCTCTTGACCTCTTGCCGTAGACAATGTGTCATCGAAATCAAAAGAAACCTTGTTAATATCTGCACGGTATTCTCCGCTTGCCAATATAGCCTTCCATACTTCATTTGCTTTTTCTTCCGTTTCATAAATACAAGCACCGTTCCCGATGCGCCATTTTTCGTTTGAACATTTAATTACTGGCATTTTATTCTATTAGTTTAGAATATATAGCAAAACGGGACTCATTAATTTTAAATAAGTCATAATGCTCACGAACATATTCAGCATTGGACTCGCCAAAATCCGTTCTCATTTGTGAACTAAATGCCATTCGTTTAATATCTCGTTCCCAATTATCAACCCAACATACCGTTGGAATGTCATCGTATGGCGCTCGTTTCATAGCCATAAAGGGAATCCGTTTAGCTCCAGCTTCTAATGCCTTTAGATTTGATTTTAACCGATTGAATTTATTATCTAATAAAGGCGCAATTAATATGTCAGCCTCTTGATAAAAATTCATGTACAAATCTACGGGCATTGATTCAAGAATCTTATAGTTCAGTTTCTCGCCAGCAGTAAACCAATCGCCCATCTGCTTCCAATGAAATTCGTTTGCTTTATTCCATCCGCAAAGAAGCATCCGTGTTGATTCTCTAAAAGATTTAGACTTGGCTAATTCTCTAATCGGATTCTTCAACTGCCTCATATCAGGGAAGTGAGTAATGCTACCCGTGTGAGCAATAGTAACTAATTCGTTAACATTTCTTGTCGCAGTAAATTGGTCCTTATCAAACGGCAAAGCATTAGGTAAAACAAAGCAATTAGGATTTATCTTTACTATTTCTATTCTTAATCGGTTATGAGTTGTCGTTACAACATCCGCCACTTTAATATAATTCTTAATTACCTGAGTAACTCCTAAAGACCGATAGGTAGGCGCAGATAAATGCTGGCTGAACAACTCCCAATAGTCATCAATATCGACAACCAATTTAAAGCCAATCTTAGCCTTCCATTTTAACAAATCAGGCAATGGTATCAATTCGCAAAAACGATTGACGACAACCACGTTTATTGACTTCTCAATAAGCATCTCTTCGGTCATTGTATCCGTGATAATACAATACTCCTTTTTCATTACGGATAATGGTAATGCTAATCGATGGTAAGTGACTCCTGAATGTCTACTTCCGACTGCGCAGATTCTTAGTTTGGACATCGTTTGGTTTTGGTTGGTTGAGTTTTGCAATGTACTTTATTCCTTCGTAATGTGCTGACAATCTTTTGAGCATATCGAATACGCAAGAGCCACACCATGAATTGAAGTTAAAATCTTTGTTGACATATTTACGGTAAAGGCTCGCATATTCTTCAAGTACTTCTCGGTCAATGTTTTTAGTAAACCCTAAAGCGACTGCCTCAAAGTTTATGATATTGGCTTCTATAAAAGCAATTTCTTCTTCGGTCATAGTTTGTTTATTAATCGATAAATGACTGCTCCTAATATCCCTGAACTAAATACGATTGCTATCCATTCTTGGAACTGCAAAGGAACAACAATTAAAACAATGGCGCTCCAGGTACTTAGACAAGGAGTGCAACTAAACGGTTTAAAGTTTAGTCCAAATGACTGATATAAATTAGTCATTGTAAAAAAGACTGCAAAGGAAACGGCTGCGATTATAGTTATCATCTATTTGATTGGTAAATTTCATCCTTTACTAAACTCCAGTAAGCCTTGTCATCTGCTTTTAGTTTCTGCTCAAGTAATAGTGAACAAATGTACAAAGCTAATTCAAAAGCAAGTGCTTTATTGCCACAAAAATACAAGCAATTGATTAACATACTTTTTGCTTTCTCATCAGGCTTCATCCCTTATTTTCTTTTTAATATTTGAAATCGTTTTGACTATCGACATATACGGAATACCAGTCTTTCTCGAAATCTCAGTTTGATTAAAATTCAATTCAACGTATGTGTCAAGTAACATATCCTCATACCAAGATAGTTCTTTTCGTGCTACCTCCACTCGATTAAATAGCTTTTCTTTGTAATCCTTTGATTCATCCTCAATCTGCACTAATTCGTGAATCTCATCAATGCTTTCAAACTTGGCTCTGAAATGCCTAAAAAATGGTTGATTCATTCCA